TTAACATACTTTTTTAAATACTTCTCTATCCACTTCTGTAACAATTCCAGTTGCAGGTAATCCCAATCGTGACTGCGCTATACTGATTGCATTCTCTGACTTACTTCCAATAATACCATCAATTTGTGTAACATCTGCCTGTCCATTTTGGGTAAGTAAACCAAACTTCCATAAATACCACTGCACCCACTTAGCCCCTTCTCCTTTGCTACCTTTTGTAATAATCTCTGTAGGTTCAGTAAACGGATTGTGATCAATTGTAATAGGCTTGTCCTTCACACATAAATCATACTGTGTCAGATTGTATTTATTAATGATATTCATGATTGTGTTAATGTAGGTCGGACTGGTAGCATAGCCCCCGTTTTTTATTGCTGTTATACACTGCTTGGCATCTGTCATGCCGATACACTTTTCATATCTGGAGCAACTGCCAAGCATATCATAATAATCGCCTACAGCATCAACCACGGTATCATAGGATCGGAACATATCAGTTATGCTGATATATGTCTTGCCATCATAACACTCTTTGGTTTTTGTACTGTATGCCTTACCGTTCCAATGTCTACCAAAATGCACCTTATTTTTTCCAACTTTAATACCAAATAAAGCATTTGCATCTTTCATCCGTCTACATGTTCCCCAGTTACTTTCACACGCTGCCTGCGCAATACAAACAGAAGGAAGGACTTTTCTTTCCCTCAGATTGCATGCTGCAATAGCAATAGGAGCAATCATATTTATAAACTTTCTAACTTGTTTTGTACTAGCCATATTTTTTGCCTTTCATATTATTGTTTTAAAGCTAAAACAGCAGATTCAATCAAACTATCCAATTGTTCATCAGAAATACTTATATTCTTTTGAATGAGAATATTATGAAGCATCTTGGTAACAAGTGCTTTTTTCTCTGCTCCATCTAATTTAATTGTCTGTTCTGCAGCTCTAACCGCATCATTGGCAATTCCTGCCACGTAAGCTATTTTCGTATCTTCCATCTTAATTTTTAGATAAGGGATAATATACCTTGAAAATACGATTAAAATAGTTGTGATTACAAGTTTTAATATAGTGAGTGTCATGTCATCCATTATTGTTCTTCCTCCTTCAACAGCTTTTCAACTTGTTTTCTCCATAAGCTAGGGACTTCATCGAGTTTCATCAGTCCTGCATTGATTCTTTTTACATAAATTTTTGCCATCCTATTCACCTCCCCTCAAATCATTTACTGTTTGTGCCAACTCTGTAAGTGCATCCATCATATCACTTACATTGTTTCCAAGCTCTATGACAGCATCTGCCAAATCCATATTAGACGGTGTAGCTTCTGCCTCTGCCTTAGTTTTTTCAGCTTCTGCCTCTGCTGCAGCAATTTGTTCTTGTATTTCAGCTTCTTTTTCAGCATCATAAATCCACTTTTTTTCTTCTGAATCCCAATAACAAGAACGTGCTTTGTTCACATCTGCATACGGAGGTAATTCCTCACAGGTAATGTTTCCCTGTGTTTCATCATCAGAAATTATGTAGCCCTGATAATAGCTTCTGTTCCTAGATGAATCCAGGATAATAATGACTTGATACTTCATTTTTATCTGTCCTTTCTTTAAATAAAATAAGACCTGTTGGGTCTTGTTAATAGTTACATATTAAATATTCTGTTTAGGTACTTACTATTTTGATGATAGTAATTTAAGTAAGAATATCAGTTTTACTTTTGTCGCAACCCAGTCAGGTAATGGACAAAGAACATTAAATGTTTCCGGGTATAAGCAATATTTGTGTTGCGATATTTTTTATGCAAGCAATGATAATCCTTTAGATTGGGGATGTACAACATCAATTGGTTCAGTAGATAGAATATGTTCTCAGCTTAGTTCATATTGTGGTATGTCTGTATATTTAGTTACTACTAATTATACTGGTTCTGTAACTATCACTATGAATGGTCACAACAAAAACATTGTTAATATATATGGAATTAATTTATAATAATATAAATATCATTATTATGGTTCTGGTGTAGTTATTGGTGTTGTATAGATATTTAGAAAATTGACATTATTAACATGTTAAGAAAATGAAATATCATTCATATATTTTATGTAGCTATATCCGCTTGGTGTACCTTTAATATACAGTCTTACATAAGAATATTCGGATATATCATATTCTTTTTCAGTACCACCACCATCACTTATAGTTTCTAAGGTAGCTGAATTTGTAAGTGTACTTTGAGTTGTGCCATTTACGATATTGATACCACTTCCACCATAAACAGCAAAATTTCCAGAACCAATACCACCAATAGCACCAATATGTAGCTTTGAAAAATCAGAAACATCAAAAATTATATTAGCTGTTTTATAATCTCCATTACCACCTGTTTCAAATTGCACTATTTTTAATGACTTTAAATTACTATTTGCAGTAGCTATTTTACTATTTTTATCATAGTAAGCGGCTTCTGGAACAGCAAAATATGTGTTGTCATCGTCCTGTGTTACAGCTGCTGCCTGCACTGTAGTTCCTGCTCTGTTTACCATAGTACCCGTCACTATATTGCCTTTTACTCCAGCTTTTTTCCCACTTAAAATCTGTGCTGCTGCCGCATCACAGGATGAAGTATCCATATTATTGCTATTTCCTGTAATCCCCAATACAGTATTATTCTTCAAAAGTTTTGCAGATGTCAGTCCTATCAGGCTGGCAATGTTGGAAAATGTTTGATATAAATAATTTTTTTTACTGTACTTTCCATCCGATGGCACCTGCATTTTTATCTTTTTATTTGTGTTGTCTATACTGGCCGTAGCAGCATATTCAGATGTTCCTGTCTTGTCTGCTATAGTCCCTGTAATAAGAGTCGTTCCATTATAAGCCGTCTTTGGAGCTACGATATCAGATACAGTGGCAGTGGCCTCACCAGATGTCTTAAATAGGTTCTGCACAGCATTTACAGCAGTCAGGATTTCTTCCTTATCCTGTTTGTTCTTGCGTCTTAACCATAAGACCGAATCCCATAGAGATTTCATTTTAATGTACCTCCGTTTCTGTAATTGTGTTTTCATTTGTTATCTTGGTCGTATAAGTAATTTTAAGAATACCCGATGAATCATATTGTTTTTCCGTTATAATATCCACTCCATCAGCAGATTTTATTTCTATTATGGACTTACTTCCATCAGAATAAGTTCTGGTAATTGTACTGTCATCATCTGTTATCACCGTGCTGGATACTTTGAACTTTATTTCATCATTTAAAGCATTATAGGCATTAGCTACGGCATTTTGAGATGCTGCTGTCTTGCCATTGGCATCTGCACCATTAATAGCAGATTTATAATCATCGCTTAATATATGACCAGAGCTATAGTTATTTGAATCTGTATAATCATCTGATATCAGCGTATATTCAGTTCCTGCTATAATGACATGTTGTCCCTTTTTCACAGGTATTCCGGAGGTAACAAATTCCTTCAAATTCTGAGAATCTGAAAGAATAGGAGAAATCTCGGAAAACTTCTCATTAATATCAGTTATGGCTGCATTAAAAGTCTTTTTAAGTACAAAGTCTGTATCATTCACATCAACAACAACATTGGTGGTACTTGATACCTTCAACCTGACTACATATCTGTATTCTACACGTCCATCGCTTTCCTTCGGTATTTTATCACCAGACAAATCCTGTCCAATAATAAAGAGCAATTCATTGCCGGTCTCATCATCAATGGCAAATATGCCTAACTGTTTTATTTTGTACTCTTCCGCTAATCCTTCGTTGTTTATCAGCACTGTTAATACAGCTGTAGAATCTTCTACAGTCGCATCAGCTATTTGCACGCTGTTCTTCTCATCAATTACATCTGTAAGATATTCAGGATTGTTACTATATCCAGATCCTGTTTTAGCCTGGGATAAATGTAAGCTGTTCTTATTGGTCGTAAGCTTGGTCAATAAGTCCGCACCATTTTCAGTCAGAATGTATTCCATGTTACCTCTCCTTCTATTGTTTTCACAGTCCTGCCAACTACTGCAACGTACAATCGTTTATTATTTTGCCGTATAAGGCTATTAATAAATTCATATCCAAGGTGTGCTGGTCTTGCTTTCTTAATTGCATCATCAGCAATATTCATATTTTCGACCAGATACTTGGATTGTACATAAACAATAAATCGGTACTCTGTAGGAATTTCAACTATCTGTACAAAATCCGCATTCAATGTCTGCTTTACCAGATTTTCCAGCATTTTTATGGATGCCGGAGTCCTGGTATTAAGTTTAGCCAGAATCTGTGCACGCCGTTGTACATCTGTAAGCATACTGTTCTTTTCTATACCAAATTCCTTTTCCCAGTCATCCAGGGAATACATGGCTGACGCAACATAAAATTGAGATACCATATCCTCTATATTACTTAACATCCTATCTATTTCGATCTGACTTGTATTAAGAAGATCTGCAAGCTCTTTCATCTCTGACACGAACTTTGGTAAGCTGTCTTTCAGCATATCGTCACTCCTCTACTGTTATCACTGGCATTACTGCTTTCGGGAAGTATCTGTTCTCTACAGTTATGCTTATTTTTCCACCATTCAAAGTATAATCAGTAACATCTTCCACACCTTCACAGGAAAATATGATATCAG